CCAGGACGTCGCTCTTTCACTGATTACTCAGTAAGAGGACTGTGGAACCACACGAACTGGACTGAGTACCCAGCTCGTGCAACCCAACCCACACCTTTCGTCGTGAGACGGAAGGCTTCTGCTCGTACCCTGATTCCCACGCAGTGTATGGGGAGGGTCTCTCAGTAAAGTACTGGAGAAGAGCAGAATCGCCATCGGTTTTCGATTTGGATGTGTTGGACGAAAGTCCAATTGTCCTTATCTCCCACCTGTGTAAGTCCTTGTTATAACGGATCCGCGAAGGATCGTTATCAAGGTTACCTCGAGTGGTAATGCCAATGGCACCAGAAGTCGGAGCTACCTTAGCAAGTTGCCTAGGTAGTGTCGACGTCAAGTAGCGAGCCGTGTTCAATAGGTACCTGTCATAGTACCTATTTCGCGTAGCTAGCACACTTGATAGACTCCTGGCGGTACCATCGTACGCTTGTCGATAGTATACTGGTGTCACATTGACGCCATTATACGCATCGACACCGCAAGACTCACGGAACTTCCCGTTCCAGTAAGACTTGCCGGTGTTTACCTTGAAATGTAACATTTCAAGGGCGCGAACGAAGGTTTCCCTGGATCCTTTGGGGATGACTATGTCATCACCAAAGACGGACACCTTTCCATAGAAAGCTGTAATGTTCTCGTCAGTTGGCTTGATCCTTCTGTCGGTGAAGACAGAGGCAAGTGCAATTGTGAGAAACACGAAGCTTTCGACAGGAAAGGTCGTAGCGTTCCCCATAGTGCTGAATTTCTTCAGCATGATTGTCTCATTGACTCTCCGAGTCAATTGCTGTGAGACAAGTGGGGTACGTGTCGATCTAAGGGCAGCTAGCACTTCAGGACGAGTCCTGAATAGCTGACCGACCAGATCGGGAGTAACGAGATCGCTAGCCATAGATAAATCTATGGTCGCAGTCTCGCCCGTAACCGACGCGTCCCTAGCGAGCTGTTGGTTAATGGACTGATCTCCGAAGGAGACATATCCACGTAGCCAAGTTCGTCTAGAGCGCCCATACATGTAGGACAGCAAGTTTTGCTGGCACCACATGTTGGATCCTGGTTCAGCGGCAATAAGCCGCGGTCCAGAATAGGTTTTCGGGACTGCAATGAGTCGGCTAGACGCCCCCGAAGGGTTGTCTGTCGGTACATCGCAGCACCTCCTAGCCCAGCTGCTGTAGCTATGGTAGCCACAATCAGCGATCGGGAAAACACGCTCGAGAACTTCTGACCAAGCACTCCAAGTATACTTGTCATGCTTGCCAGTTTTCTCTGAGACTGCTCCTGGTCCATGCTTGAACCTCCATTGCTGCGGGTCGTAAGACCCTAAGGCAGAAGATAGCAACTTCGACACGATGTCGAAGTTAGCTAGAAAGAGCTGACGCTCTTCCCAATTGTCGTCCCTTTGGTTGTACCTACTGTGGACAAGTCCACGATAAGTATCCCCGTTGAGATCACAATTAGGATCGTTCCAGAACCTGGATGGCTCTGGAAGTTTGGCGTCAACATCGGCCATCTCGACTACAGCTGTCGAGACTAGCCGAGTAGGACATGGAATCGTATACTTCTTTGCAAACAACGTAAGTTGTCGCAAAAAGAATATAGCTTCCGTATCCGGCTCGTCCTTCAAGCGACCGGTATCGTCGAAAATGAGTAGGTAAATCCTACCGAGAAACCTCGGTAGCTTCACCTTCGAATGGCCCCTGCTCGTTGCAGGTAAACCCTCGAAATTGTACTCACCGTTGGCAAGACATCTATCCAGATGCTTACCCACTGCCGGAAGGTCTACCAAAAGAAATGGTAAACCCCTGGCTTCGACGCACCGCTCGAAACGCTTAAGATCTCTCTTAAGGTACGTCTCGAGTTCGGGGAAGGCATGTATAGTGTCTGCAAGCAGACACTTCCATACCTTACTCAGCTCCTGAATGTGCCTCTTAGTCATGCTAATCTTTCTTTCGAGAGGATTAGGAATGACGCACACTGATTGAGAAACTGAGCTCCAACCATTTGCATGCCTCTGAAAGAGGCGCGAGGGAATCGTGACTGATACAAAATATCAGTTGCTATACCATCGCGGGTTATGTAACGAAGCAGGGGTGATTAAGCCCCAGCCCGCTTCATACTCCGCAGTATAGATAAGTTTTAGGCTGAGAATTGCTTCCCAGTCTAACGCTACGATTCCCAACCCATCAGCGAGGTTAAGAAAGCATCTGAGCTTGCGATCGCGAGATCGAAAACCGCATTTGCATTAACCGTGCTAAGGTCGTCCGGCGTTTGCTGGACAACAAAGTACATGATTCGGAGTTTCTCCGACGTCGATTCAGTGGCCCAAATGGTTTCGCGCAACTCGAAGTTGTGTCGATCCATAGCGGGCTGTGAAGCGGTGGCCTTGGTCGTCGTATGACGAATCGAGGCATCATAACGATGGGTTGCATCAGTGAATCGGTACTTCGATGTGAAGCCTTCTTCATTGATAAGCTTGAGGGTGTAAAGTACACCATCAATGGTCAGAGCAAGAGTATTCCCAATCATAGGAGTCCTTCCGTCGCGACTCAACGTCCGAGCCGCAGAAATGCGACACGGTCGTTGCCAGA